GTCTGATGATATAACGTGTATTAAAGAATACTACGGGTATTCGAATGAAAAGGCCAGAGACGTTCTTCCGCTTTTAACTAATAATCAGTTGAAAATTATAAAGGAACGTATAGATCATGGTGGAACTAAATGATGAGATAGCAAATTGGAATCCCGATATGATGTTGGAAGTGACACTAGCACAACCAGATGACTTCTTAAAAATAAGAGAGACCCTAACTAGAATGGGAGTTGCTTCAAAGAAGGACTCAAAATTATATCAGTCATGTCACATCCTTCATAAGCAAGGACGATATTTCATTACCCACTTTAAAGAGTTATTCTTACTAGATGGTAAGCCATCTAACCTAACAGAAAATGACATTGGTCGACGTAATACCATTGTTACCTTAATGTCTGATTGGGGTTTATTAGAAACAGTAGAGGTTATTGGTGCCACCGCCCCTCTTAACCAAATTAAAATTATTTCCCATAAGGATAAGTCCGAATGGGAATTATGCCCTAAGTACAACATAGGCATAAAATAGAATTTAAGGCATGCTTCGGGTGCCTTAATGTAGCAGTGATCCAAGAGGGTCACTATAATTAAAACTCGCTTAACAGGAGAAATGTATGACAAACTATCAAAGAGATCTATTCTTTGGATTCGACGACTTATTCAATTCGTTGAACAACCCTAAACAACAACAATCGTACCCGCCATATAATGTGGTAAAGAAAGATGATAATCATTACTTGATTGAAATCGCAGTGGCTGGATTCAAATTAAATGAAATCGATGTGGTCTTAAAGAAGGGAATCTTAACCGTTACAGGTACTAAAGATAAATTCGCAAATGGCGATGAATATATCCATAAGGGTATTTCAACGAGAGACTTTACAAGATCATTTACTTTAGCTGAGACTATTAAAGTGGTTGGTGCTGATATTGTTGATGGGGTGTTACTAATTGGATTAGAGAACACAACCCCAGAGGAAGACAAACCCCAAACTATTAAGTTAGGTGAATTCACCGCTAAAGCTAAAGAATTGCTTTTAGGCTAATAGTACATTACAGTATACATTAAGCTGTATACTGTATACTATATTATACACAATGGAGAAACACTAATGAGTGACCCAAAAATCGTAAGACTAGTAACAGGCGAAGAGCTTTTATGCAAGATAACAGACTCTAACGAAAACCATGTAACTATCGAAAACCCTCTAATTATTATCCCTACAGCCGATGCCAAGATTCAGTTCTTGCCTTATATGGCCTATGCGGATTTTAAAACTCTGCCACTGAGAACACAGGATATCATGTTTGTGGTTAATCCTTCATCTCGAATGGCTGATAAATTCTTAGAAGCTACTTCAGGTATTATAACAAATGATACAAAAATAGTTACATAAAGGGTGTACATTTGCTGTTAATTGTGTTATAATAGATACATGATTAACAAAAAACTATATACTAACGCATATCGATATGGCAGTAAAATTCGCTATATCGGCTATGAAGACGGAAAGCGTGTCCAACGCGCTGTCCCTTTCAAACCTACTCTTTACGTAACATCACAAGATACTTCTTCTAAATGGAAATCTCTTGACGGGAGTAACATTGAACCTATCAACTTTAGTTCAATGAGAGAAGCTTCAGACTTTGTCAAGCAATATTCTGGAGTCGACAAGTTTAACATATATGGTAATACCAATTATGCTATTCAATATCTGAATCAAGAATTCCCTGGCCAGATCGAATGGGATCCTAAACATATCAACATAACCTCTATCGATATTGAAACAAAATTCGAAGACGGTTTCCCTCACCCTGATATAGCAGATCAAGAAGTGACTGCAATCACATGCAAGAATAACATTGATGATATCTATTATGTCTTTGGTTGTGGTGAATATGATGTTGAGAAGTCATATATGCAAACCAACCAAGTGATATACACTAAATGTAATGATGAGAAAGAATTGCTTATGCGATATGTTATTCATATGCAAGATGTAGATATCATCACCGGTTGGAATGTACGTTTCTTTGATATACCATATCTTGTAAATAGAATTGCATCGGTATGTGGTGAAACTATAATGAAGAAGTTATCGCCTTGGGGTGATATTGCAGAACGAAAGATTGAAACCTTTGGTCATGAACGACAAACCTTTGAGTTAAAAGGTGTAACTATTCTTGACTATCTTGAAATATATAAGAAGTTTACGTATGTACCAAGAGAATCGTATAAACTAGATCATATTGCTCATGTTGAATTAGGTGAGAAGAAGTTATCCTATGAAGAGTTCGGTGATCTTAACATACTATATGCAAAGAACTATCAAAAGTTTATTGACTATAATATTAAAGACGTTGAGTTGATTGATCGCCTTGAGGATAAGTTAGGTCTTATTACACTTGCAATGACAATGGCATACAAAGGTGGTGTTAACTATAACGATGTTATGGGTACTGTTGCTATTTGGGATTCAATTATTTATCGTGATCTAGACATGATCGGTATAGCTATTCCTCAACCAAAATCTCATAAGAAAGAATCTTATCCGGGTGGATATGTTAAAGATCCTATGGTCGGCAAGCATGACTGGGTTGTATCGTTTGACTTGAACTCACTTTATCCTTCGATCATTATGCAGTATAACATGAGTCCTGAAACTATCATCGCGGGTAAAGACTTGCAAGTGACAGTGGATACTATATTAGATAATAAAGTTAAGAACTCAAGGCCCGATACGGCACTAGCCGCTAATGGTGTACGATTCGATACTTCTAAGCAAGGTGTACTCCCTCGTATTATTGAAGAGATGTACGAAGAGCGTGTATTAATTAAACGAAAAATGTTAAAAGCACAACAGGATTTAGAGAATTGTGATAAGACAAATAAGACTGCAATTTATGAAGCTGAGAAAAGAATAGCTATTGCTAAGAATAATCAGATGGCGATCAAGCTTCTTTTAAACTCGTTGTATGGTGCTATGGGTAATATATGGTTCAGATACTTTGATATACGTATTGCTACTGCCGTAACATTATCTGGACAAGCCACGATCAAATGGGCAGAGAAACATCTTAATGAATATTTAAACAAACTAATGGAGACAAATGGAAACACTGATTATGTTATTGCTATTGACACTGATAGTGTTTACGTCAACCTGGGTCCTCTTGTACATAAGCTTAACCCTCCTAACCCTGTTGACTTCCTTGATCAAGTTTGTGGCGGTAAATTGGAGAATGTCCTTGTTAACGCTTATAATGATTTATACTCTAGGTTGGGTGGTATCACTAATAAAATGGTCATGGGTCGAGAAGTTATTGCTGATCGAGGTATTTGGACAGCTAAGAAACGTTACATCTTAAATGTACATGATAACGAAGGTGTTCGATATACTAAGCCCAAGTTAAAGATTATGGGTATTGAAGCTATTAAGAGTTCTACCCCTGAGATATGTCGTGATGAATTAAAGAGTTTATTCACGACGATTATGACTAAGGACGAAGAAAGTGTTCAAAAACAAATTGCAGACTTTAAACAAGTATTCGTGTCAGCATCACCAGAGCAAGTAGCATTCCCTCGTGGTGTTAACGAGCTTGATAAATGGAAGGATAGCGAAACTGTATATTCGAAAGGTACACCTATTCATGTTCGTGGTGCACTCATTCATAACAATTTTATTACAGAGAATAGACTTAAACGTCGTGTGAATCTAATTACACCAGGCGACAAAATTAAATTCACATATCTTAAGAAGCCTAATCCAATAAAGGAGAATGTAATCTCTTTCATTGATTATCTACCAAAGCAACTTAAGTTAGAATCATATATAGATTATGATATGCAATTTGATAAGACATATATGAGTGTGATAACACCGATTTTAGATTCGATCGGATGGAAAGCAGAACCAGAATTCACTTTAGAAAACTTTTTTTAAGGGGTGTACTTTTACTGAGAACTATGGTATAATAGATATATAACGGAGAAAATATAATGAGTATAAATTGGCCACTAGACATGCACAAGATGCATGACAAATATGGAATTAACACACTAGTAAAGGGGATGGATGTAAGTACACTATCATCGTTTATTAGATTTAGAGCTGAATGCGTCCAAGAAGAAGTGGATGAGTTTAAAGATGCTATTAAAGCGAATGATGCTGAGGAGATGGTAGATGCACTAATCGATATGTGTGTATTTGCTATTGGAACATTAGACTTAATGGAAGTTGATGCTAACGAAGCATGGAATAAAGTTCTTAAAGCTAACATGGATAAGAGCGTTGGTATTAAAGAAGGAAGACCCAATCCTTTAGGACTACCAGATCTTATTAAACCTGAAGACTGGACAGCGCCGGATCATTTAGGCAATCATGGTGGATTCATTTACGTAGTATAATGACCGAGTTAACTCTTTACAAATCGATATACGATAATAAAACCCATAAGCGAATGAGCTTCGATTCATTTGCAAAGTTTGAAGACATGTTATATACACTGTCTAAGAAACCATTGCCCGACAAGCAATCAGCAATGTTAATGACACCTGCTATCTATTTACCTGACACGACCAGAGCAAATGATAACGTTGTATCGTGGGCTGGTTGGGCCGCGGTAGATGTTGATGTTGATGCTGAACAGATTTTAAAGGAGTTAACTAAAGAGTATTATTATGTATGTTATTCGACGGCATCGTCTACTAAAGAGAAACCTAAGTTTAGATTGGTATTCCCCTTAAGTAATGATGTTCCAGCTGATAAGATCAAACACTTTTGGTATGCTCTCAATAAAGAATTAAATGATATTGGTGATCCCCAAACAAAGGATCTATCGCGCATGTACTACATACCCGCTACGTACGCAGGCGCAGACAACTTCATCTTTACAAATAAAGGTGATGTAATGAACCCTAATGCTATTATGCTAAAGCATGATTATGTAGAGAAGACCGGTGGCAGCTTCATAGATAAGTTACCACCTGCGATCAGGGAACAAATGTTAGCACATCGTAGGAGCGTACTAACAAACACAGACATACACTGGACAAGTTATCATGATTGCCCATTTGTAAATAAAAAACTGGTAAATGAATATAGACTTATCAGTGAAACTGGATGGTATTCTAAGATGTATGGCATTATGCTAAACATTGCCGGGAATGCACTTCGCAAAAAATATCCAATAACGGCGTTGGAGATAACAACACTATGTAAGGAGATCGACAATGAGACAGGACAATGGTACAAAAATCGAGCATTTGTCAAAGAAGCTGAACGGGCTATTGAGTATGCCACAGCAGACAGTCCCGCTAGNGTTTATTCATTTTAGAAATAGAGAATGGGCAAAGGGAACATATAAGAAGAAACTGGGAATGGATTCACTATTCCTTGAATGGTTATTACTTAAGCATGACCAGATTGAAGATGCTACAAGCTTAGGTCAAGGCTGGGAAAGTGATGGGATATTAGATGGATTTAAATTAGATTTTAAAGAAATTCAAAATCAGCATAGAACCTTTGGCATTCATACAAAAGAGAAATTCGATCAATACAAAGGCAATTATGATAATGAATTGCTAGACCTCGTAGTGTTTTACTCAACACGCCGTAATTATAAAAATCCTAGATTATTAAAGGCTGGTGATAACGTTAAATTTTATTACCGAGGTCTTATTGATGTACAGGATATGCTTAATGAATCTAAGCCTAGTCATTACCCTAGGGGTTATAAATTCATTTCTTTAAACAATCAATTAATCACTAAATAGCTATGTACTTTTACTGAGAACTATGGTATAATAGATATATAAAGGAGAAAAATGAAATTAGATAATGGTAAACCAAACATAGCACTTATCCCGCCAGAAGTGTTATTACAAATGGCTGAAGTCTTTGGCTTTGGCGCAGAGAAATACGGTATGAACGATTGGCGGAAAGATTATGGTGAATGGTCAAGAACATATTCATCTATTCA